ACGTTGGACAGGATGCCGCCGACGTCGATGGTGGTCATGCCCGCCTCGATGCCCCGGCCGAACGCGGCCTCGAGGACGCGGCGGCTGTCACGGAACGTGCGGCCCGTGTAGCCGTTGGCGATCGCGGCTTCGAACAGGAGCTCCTGCAGGCCCAGCCCGCCCTGGAACCGCTTGGCGGCGATCTCGATTGCCTGCGTGGAGCAGACCTTCTCGATGCCCTCGAGCTTGGCGCTCTGGAAGCACGCGGCTTCGAGCACCTCGCTGGTCACGCTGGTGTCGGGGGCGTGGATGGCCGGAGCCTTGGGTCGGCTGGCACGCAGGACCTCGAGCTCGGTGCGCGTGGCATCCCAGTTGTCGCGGATGGCCTGGGCTTCGATCTCGCTGTGCTTGCCGCCGCAGACCTTGCGGACGGCGGCGATGCGGGCGGTCTCAGCAAGGGCTGCAGCTCGCACCTGCTCAGGCGTCTGCTCGGTGGCGATGATTGGAGACGGGGTGGGATTGGAAGTCGTGGGGTCGTCGGCCATGACGCTGGGCTCCTTGTTCTGACGCGCGGCGATGCTCGCGCTGGTGCGGCCGTCTGCGCCGAGATCCACAAAACTGATCTCGCCGAGCGTGGCCTTGCGGACGACGTTCACCGGGCCGGTAAGTTCCTGGCCGTTGACCGTTGCCTTCTGATTGTCCTTGATGAACTCGAACTCCTCGACGCTCGCGCCGACGGACGCCTGCCAGGGGAAGCCGTTCCGTGAAGACGCGACGACCTCTTTGGCGGCGCTCGTGTCGCGCGAGATCACGCCGGTGGCGACGAGTTGCCCCGCTTCGACGCGGATCGCGTCGGTGTGGCCCACGCCTGAAAGCGGGTCGTGCCCGAAGCGGATGGGGCGTGCCTGCGATGGCACCGCCAAGCCCGCGAGATCGATCACAACCGGGTGCCGCCAACCCGCGACGCGCATCGCGCCGCCGGTGTACGCGACCATCTTGAAGCGAGGGAGAGGCGCAGCCTGCCCATCAGCCGCAGCAACGACGGTGATGTCGGCGGTTGCGGTGAGCGTGAGAGCGGGAATGGTCTTCTTGGGGTCAGCGGTGACTGGCACTGGCGGTCTCCTCATCAACTTGGTCTGCGGGATCGGTGTCCTCGGCGGGCGCGTTCGCGGCCGGAGCGGCAGCCGGTGCGGTTGCCAGCGCGAGGCCGAGCTTGTTCATGAGCGTGAGCTCTTTTGCACGCTGGCGAAGTTCCTGCTCCCAGTCGCGGCCTTGCCGGGCGAACTCCGCGGCGAGCGTGGTCGTGTGGTTGGCCAGTCGGGTGGCCTGGGCGTTGGCCTCTTTGGCGGGATCAACGTGCTCGACGCCATCCCAGAACCACGCGTGCTCGGGCAGCGTGGCGGCGATGGTTCGGAGGGACTGCGGAAGCAATCCCTCGACAAGCACCGCCTCGTTCAACCACGCCTTCAGGATGCGATCGAGCACGGCGAGCTGCAGGTGGTGCTGCTCGACGCGGATGCTCTTGTAGTACACCTGGTGGTCGAGGCGACCGCTGGCGTAGTTGTACCCCGAGGAGTTGCCAGCCGCGACATTGAACGGCATGTTCAGGCACCGGGCGATCTCGTTGAGGATCTCGCGCTTGAACTCGCCGAACGTTGTCGTCGGCTGCTCGGCATGCACCTGGCCGAGCTTCCAGCCGCCCGGAAGCACGGTGGCGAGACGCTGCTCGAGCTCGACCTCGTCCATCGGCTCAAGCGGATCGGCCTCGCCGTTGGCGGGGCTGTCGGTGTAGATGACGGCGGCGAAGTTGGCGGCGGTCTCGGCGGCCGCGATCGTCGCCAATGTGTACCGGCGGAGCTGCGCGAAGAGCGGGAGCGCCGGCGTGATGTCAGGGATGCCACGAAGTTGGCCAGGCCGGTCCGGACGGAAGTAGTGCACGACCGAAGCGGCCTGGAACGTGTCGTAGGCCGTGAGGTCGTCGATCGGCGTGCGGAACACGCCGCTATCACCGGGGTGGCGCTTGAGTACGCGGTAGGCGGAGGGGTTGCCCCACTGATCCAGAGCGATGCCGTCGATCTCGTCGTTGCGCCCGCGGCGCAGCAAGGGAGTGCAGACCTGGTCCGCTTCGATGAGCTTGAGATCAAGCGATACGGGCGAACCCGCCGACGCGATGCCGGGGTTGTTGATCAGGAGCGCGAACGCCTCGCCACTCTCTGCCCGGGCCAGCCGCATGGTGCGGAGCTTGCCGGGCAGATCGACCGCCCGCGACCACTGCTCGAACGCATCCTCGATGCGAGCATTCGCGTCGGCGTCGTCAGTGAGCATCTGCAGCCGGGGACCGGTGCCGATGGTGTCATTGGCGAGCGTGAGGACGATGCCCTTGGCGTAGGAGTTGTTGGCGACCTCGTAGCGGGCGCGGTTGCGGAGGACGCGACGGACCTCGGGGTTGATGGCGGCGTTGGGCGAGAGGCCGTCCGCATTCGCCCAGTGCTTGCGGTTCTCCGGTGTGGTCTTGGCTGAGTCGAACTTGGCAACGACCAAACGACGGCCGCCGCGCGATCCGCCTCCGTGCGGAGCACGCGACGCCGCCGGGGAGGGAGAGGCGGTCTGCGTCCCGCGACCGACCCGGCTCATGATGTTGGCAATGGCTTTCAGCATGGGCAGGTCAGACAGAACCGGGCGGGACGATCTTGGCGAACTTGATGCCGAGGCCGGGCTTCCTCGCGGCTTCCTTGGACGCGAGGTAGCGGTCGGCCTCGATCTGGTCCCTCAGCGGGTGCTGCTCGACGGACTGGCCGTCGACGGACGCCTTCGCGGGCTGCGACGCAGCGTCGCGGAGGGCCTGGTCGGGACCCGGAGATGGTGGGGCGTCGGGCACAGCGGTCTCCTCGTCTCGAAACGACGAGACGTCTCCCGGCTACATACGCCGTCGCTGGAGCCGCTGTCCGCTTTGCGGATCGCTTGGGTCAAGTCATTCGATAGATCGAACGGGCTATGCCTGGGCTTCCCTGGTCGAGACACGCCGCCCGCAGTGCCGGCACTCCCGCCGGCGCACAATCGCACCGGCAATCCGCTTGAGGTAGAGCACTCGGAAGTGCTGGCATCCACAGCCACGACACACCAGCCCGAGGGGCTGGTCCTTCTCCGTCGGGACGACTCGCCGCACGCGTGGCATCAGCGACGGTCTCCTCGGATGGCCGACAGTCGAATGCGTGGCCGGTTTGGCACTCGCGCATCAGTGCCAAAGAGCACCGCACCCTGCATGGACGCGGCGACCGCAGTGCCTACCAACCCGTCGAGCCAGTGATTGTCGAGCCCTTCGACCCGCAGCTTCCACTCGTCCACGGTGCGGCCCCGGCCCTCTGTCCGCACGCGGTATTCGCTGGTGAGGTGCTCCGACAACAGACGGTGTGGCTCGGGCTTCTGGCCGAACAACGAGAGACCTCCGGGATCGCCCATCGGCACCGCCAGCCTGGCATGCACAAAGGATTTCCAGTAGTTCGTGTCGAACAGAACATGCCGCACCGCCCGCTTTCCGGTCACAATCGGCACGCGCCAGTTCAGCCCGACCCGCTCACCGCGCTTCCGCTTGTAGTCGCTGAACGGGAGGCTGCTCGCACCGACATAGCGTCCGTGGCTCGGCGTGAGCACGCTCGCGTGCGGGCTCTGGCGACAGAACTGATAGACAACATCCGTGGATGAACCCCAGTTCGCGTCGATCAAGCATCGATCGATCCGGACCATCGCGCCGTCGTCGCGCCGCCATTCGCGAGCAACAGTCGCCTCGATGAGCCGCTCCAGGCCGCCGTAGATCGCGCCTTCGACGCCGGCGCGGGGCGACGCTGCCCCGAGCGTCCGTCGCACATCCCGAAGCGTGAAGTACGCCTGCTTCTGGTCCGGCTCGGTGCCATAGTCGATGATGTGCCCCGTAAAGTCGTCTTCCCAGGCGGCAACGAGGTAGAACAGTGCTTTGCCCTGCACGTCCACGAACATCGTCAGGTGCGAGCACCCGAGCGGGACAAGCCCGCGGGCGTGCCCGTTCACCTTCGCCGCGATCTGGTCGGCGCTCAGCAGATCATCGGCGACCTCAACCTCGGGCAGCGGTTCGTTCTGATACTCGGCAAAGAAGGCCGCCTCATTCTGCAGCCGCAGGTTCATCGCGTGTTGCACAGCGGACAGCTCGTCGTGATTGAACCGTTCCGGCCAGGCGATGACCGCCCCCTCGTCCATCGCCGTGCGGTGCTTGCCGTAGAACGCCGTGGCATCGATGATCCCGCGATCCGCCCGGAGTCCCTCGGCCCGCACGCGGGCGTACTCGGCCCAGAGCTTCTCGTTCTTGGGGAACGAATAGACCATCTTGGTCCGCTCGCCCTGCCATTGCGGGTGCTTGTCGCGATCGAGAATGCGGTCGGCCAGATCGTCAGGGCGGACCACCGTCAGCGTCATCAGGCCGGCGATCTTCCGTCCAGGTCCGGCCATGCCGAGGATTGCACCGGCGAGAATGCGCTCTCGGTTGGCGCACTGCGAAGGCGAGCGGGCGCTCTCGTCGGTTTGCGGGTCGTCGATCAGCACCAGCGACGGGCGAACGCTGACGCCATCGACGCGCTTGTGCTTCATGCCTCGGATGCGGCCGGTGATCCCGGCCACGCGGATGATTGCGCCCGACGCCACAGATCCAGCGATCGTTGGCAGCACGATCTCTCGGGCCGTCCAACCGATGTGCGTCTGCTTGCCTTGGTAGAGCTGCCCCGACGCCCGCTGGTGAATGCCTTCGAGCGAACGGATCGGATGGCAGACCTCCGGGAAGTCGCCGCCGAGGATCTCGCTGTTCTCCAGCTCTGCCTTGATCGAATCGAGCATCCCGGCCGCGTGCTCTTCGTCCGACCCCACGAGCGCCACGAACTCCCGGTGCCCGTACACCAACGCCCACAGACACGCGATCTCGCAGAGCGAGGTTTTGCCTGAGCCGCGCGGCATCGCCATCGCAAACAGCCCGCCCTCGAGCACCGCCTGTTCGATCTTGGCGATGACCTTGAGATGGTCATCCGACCACTTCAGGTGAAACGTCTGTGGGAAGTACGCCTCGCAGAAGAACCGGAAGTCCCGCGCGGCTCGATCTCGCCTGGCTGGGTCCGCGACCGACGGCAGATCACCAATGTCCCGTCCCGACAGCGACAGCATCGCGTTGCGGAGCCGAGCACGCTCCTTCATCGCGTCGTAACCCGTCAGACCTTCGGGCGCATTGGCAGCATCGGCGATCGCCTCGTGCCGCGTGGTCGCCAGCCACGCCACGTATCGGAACAGATCGACCTTGCCCGCATCGCCGTCGGCCGCGACGCGGAACCCGGCGCGCGTGCGATGCCGGTGGAGCTGCCGCTCGCTGATCACCTCGCCCAGCTTCGTGCTGTTGAGCAGCCGCGCGAGTTCGCCGGGCTTGAGTTTGCGCGGGTCAATCGCCACCTGCGGACATCTCCTTCACGAGCCACACGGCGTAGTGCACGAGGTTGACGCTGCCGTCGGCGTTGGTCGGCGCGCCCGCATCGATGTCGGCGCGGAGCATCGCTTCGGTCACGGGCTTGCCGCCAAGCCGGGTGAGCACGCGGGCGGCGTCCGCCACGGGCATCGCCGCCGGGTTGAGTCGGGACAATCCCTGTCCTCCAACCGCTGGCTGGGAACTAGGCGCGTGTTCGGGAGTCATCGCGGACCTCCCGCGCGAACTTGCCCACATGGGCGGAAGAGTTGCCCACATGTCGCAGAATCATCAAGAAATGCAGCCCCAACGCCTTGCCTGTTGGCCAGATGCCGACGAATGTGTGTCACACGCGAGCGGGATGGCCGCACGCGACGGAGACCACGACGATGAACGCCAAGAAGACCACCAAGACCAGCCTCGACGGGATCAGCAAGCAGCAGGCGATCGACGCCGAGATGGAATGGGCCAAGGTCGAGCTCTTGCTCGAAACCCTGGAAACCCGCAAGAGCGACGGCCTCGACTTCCACGAGATCCCGGTCTGGTCGATCCGCGACTTGGTCCGCCACGCCTTTGAGGCCGGGTACCACGAGGGCCTGCACACGGGTTACCGCCAAGGGCGAACGGACGCGTGCCGCGAGGCGGCACGAGAAGAGGCCCCGACAAGCCCGCGAAATCCTGAACTGCCGACGACCTGAAGCCCGCGAAATGCGGGCTTCGCTGTTTAACCGACCACCCATTCGCATAGGAGCAGAAGCATGAACAAGCGCACAACCAAGTCCACGAAGCCCGAACCCACCGCCGCCGAGGTCTACGCAGCGAGGCGCAACGACATCGCCCGCCTGATGGACGTGATGCAGATGGAACTCGACAAGCACGCCGAGGGGGCGAAGGCCGACCCACGCAACTGGGGCTTCGCGGGAAGCCTCGGGAAGGTCCGCAGCGACCTGATCGACCTGGTCGGATTCCTCAGCAACATGGATCCCGAGCACGTCGAGGCATTTCTGAACGACGCCGAGTAACCCCCACCACGGAGACACGCCATGAAGATCAAGCACATCGTCATCGAGGGCAGCGAGGAAGACATCACGGTGCGAGCCACG